TCCAGCCGAGGAGGCGAGAAAATGCGCGGTCGCGCGACGTGAAGGCTCACGAGCCCTATCCCGACGCGATCGAGCGGGTCCGGAGGGCCCGGTACGGCCTGAGGGGGTTCCGGGCGTTCGCGAGGATCCTCGGGCTCAAGATCCACCCGTACCAGGCGGTCATCCTCGCGTTCTATTTCGCGGGCGTCACGGAGCTCGTCGTCCTGATCCCGAAGAAGAACGGGAAAACGACCCTCCTCGCCGCGCTCGCCCTGTACCACGTCCTCATGACGCGCCGGGCGGAGTGTGTGATCGGCGCGAGCTCGCGCGATCAGGCGACCATCCTGTTCAACCAGGCGGCCGCGCTCGTCACGGACGCCGGGCTCGAGCTCGTCCCGCTCCCTCGTGAGGGCCGGGCGGCGATCAGGTATCGAGGCGTTTTCGAGATCCTCAAGGGATACCGCGTGATCCGGTTCGAGGAGGGCCGGATCCGGGTCCTCGCCGCCGACGCCGACACGGCCGACGGGATCATCCCGACCCTCGGGATCGTCGACGAGCTCCATCGTCACCCGTCCGACGCCCTGTACGGGGTCCTCCGGGACGGGCTCCTCGAGGGCGCGCAGATGATCACGATCTCGACCGCGGGCGCCTCGATGGAATCGCCGCTCGGCCGGCTCCTCGAGCGGGCCCGATCGTTCTCCTCCGCCTGGTCCGGACGGCGCGCGACGTACACGAGCCCCGACGGATCGTTCGTCCTGGTCGAGTGGGCCCTCAGAGACACGGACGATCCTCAGGACCTCCGGGCCGTCAAGGCGGTCAACCCCGCGCCCTGGCACACGATCGCGAGCCTCCGGCGCCGCCGGGATTCGCCCTCGACGTCGCTCGGTCAATGGTTACGGTTCGCCTGCGGCGTGTGGACCGAGGGCGACGAGCCTCCGATCGACGGCGCCTCCTGGGATCGTCTCCGCGCCGATATCGGGAAGATCCGCGAGGGCGAGGAGGTCGTCCTCGTCCCCTCGGTCGGTCATGTCGCGGCCCTCGGGTTCGCGATCGCGCGCGAGGGCGGGATCGTCGCGATCCGGGCGATCGTCCTCGAGCCTTCCGAGGGCCGCTCGATCCTGGCGGACCTCGAGGATGCGATCGTCGAGGCGTGTTCGATTTGGGCGGTCCGGGCGGTCTATCATCCGCTCGGATCGTTCATGAGATCGGCCGACCTACTCCAGGCTCAAGGCGTCCCGCTCGTCCAGGCGCCGCAATCGCCCGCCGCCTTGTCGGCCGCCTCGGCGACGTTCGACCGCCTCCGTCGCTCCGGCGTCCTCGTCCATGACGGCGACCCGACCCTCCGCGCGCACGTCCTCGCGGGGAAGATCCACACGACCGAACAGGGCGAGCGTTACGTGATCTCCGATCGCGCGCGGGCCCTGATCGCGGTCGTCATGGCGGCGCACTACGCGACGGCCGAAGGGCCGCCGCGTCCGACGATCGTCGTCCCCTCGTTCGGATGAGCCCGCTCTCGATGGCCGAATTCGACGCGCTCAACGCGCGTCGGCCCGCGCTCGAATTCCAGGTCACGATCCCGCCGGAGATGCTCCAGGGGATGGCGCCCGGGAACATCGCGCCGCGGATCTCGAGGGCCGAGGCGTTACAGGTCCCGGCGGTCCTGCGGGGCCGGAACCTGATCGCGGGGACCCTCGCGAGGCTCCCGATCCATATCCGGGACAAACAGCATCGGATCGTTCGCGGGAACGGGTTCCTCGAACAGATCGACCCGGATATCCCGAACGTCGTCACGATCGCGGAGACGTACGAGGACCTCCTGTTCGAGTCGACCTCGTTTTGGCGCGTCACGGCGCGGACCTCGGACGGGTATCCGTACTACGCCGAACACATCGCGCCGGGCCGCGTGTTCGTGTCGAACGAGCTCCTCCCGATCGAGGATCAGACGACTCAGAAGATCACCTACGGGTCGGTCACGATCTATATCGACGGGATCCGGGTCGACCCGCGGAACGTGATCCGGTTCGATTCGCCGAACCCGCCGGTCCTCGTCCACGGTGCGCGCGCGATCCGGACGTGTCTCGCCCTCGATCAGCCGGCGGCGCGCTACGCGAGCGAGAACCTCCCGCTCGGATATTTCACGCCGAAGGAGGGCGCGCGCCCGAACGAGGACGATCAATTCGTGACCGATCTCCTCGACAAATGGGAGACCGCCCGGAGCCGGCGCGCGTGGGCGTACCTGGGCGGCGCATGGGACGCGAAAACGCTCCAATTCAACGCCGAACAGATCCAGCTCGCGGAACAGCGTCAACACGCCGTCCTCGAGATCGCGCGCCTGATGGGCGTCGACCCGGAGGACCTGGGCGTGTCGACGACCTCGAGGACGTATCAGAACTCGGAACAGCGTCGTCAGGACCTCATCGATTTCACGCTCGCGCACTACATGAGCGCGCTCGAGGAACGCCTGTCGATGGGCGACGTGACGCCGCGCGGGTACGAGGTCAAGGTCAACCTCGACGCGTTCCTGAGGGCGGACACCTTGACCCGCATGAACGCCTACAAGATCGGCGAGGAGGTCGGCGCCTACACGGTCGCCGAGGTCCGGGAGCTCGAGGACCGCCCACCCCTCCCGGGCGGAGCCTCGAGCCTCCCGGGGTCCTCGACCGCGACGGCGCAGGCGCCTACGATGCAGCCGACCAGCAACGGGAACGGGAACGGGAGCCTCGGTTGACGCTCGAGATGTGGGATGGCGCGGCGGCGTTAGCCACCTGTCAGACCGCCTCGGATTACGCGTCGGTCTGCGCCCTCGATCGCGGGTCGGATATCACGGCCCTGTCGGCGAGGTTCGGGCTCCCTCATCACCCGTCCCCGGGAGCTCCGCCCGACCGGCAGGGCGTCGCCGCGGCGTGGAACGCCTTGAACGGCGGCCGGACAGGGGAACCGATGACCGGCCCCGGGATCGCGGCCGCGCGGTCGCATCTCGAACGTCATCGGTCGGAGCTCGGGATCGGAGCGTCCGCGGTCGAGGGGATCACGTTCGATGATCCCGCCGTCGCGGCGTCGTTCCGGGTCAATCCCGATAGGCGTACGATCTCCGGTCTCCTCGTCCCGTGGGGCGCGGTATCGGCGGAGGTCGCGTTCGCCCGATGGCGGTTCGCGCCCGGGTCGCTCCGATGGGGCGACGTCACGCGGATCAAACTGAACACGGATCACGATCACGAACAGCCCGTCGCGTACGCGACCCGTCTCCAGAATACGGCGACCGGGCTCGACGGGACGTTCAAGGTCGCGCGCGGCGCCGAGGGCGATCGCGCCCTGTCGATGGCCGAGGACCGCGTTCGGGACGGGTTCTCGGTCGAGGTCGATTTCGAGGACGAGGACGGGTGGCACGTCGACCCCGAAGATTCGGGCGTGAACGTCGTCGACCGTGCTCGCCTCATGGCGGTCGCTCAGACCGCGTTCCCCGCGTTCGATGATGCGCGCGTCGCGAGGGTCGCGGCGATGAGGAAAGGATCGAAGATGACCGACAAGGATCAGGAGCTCGAGGGTCTCGAGCTCGACCAGGACGCGCCCGCGGCCGCGTTCGAGCGAACGATGACCGCCGCGGCGGATCGGATGATCGAGGCTCAGGACCGGTTCATGGAATCGGTCGCCGCCTCGATCTCGACCGGGATCAAGGTCGGGCTCGAGGAGATCAAGGACGAGGGCCCGACGCCGGTCTCGCCCGGGCGGAGGTTCGAGGTCACGCGCGAGGCGCCCGTGTACCGGTTCAACGGGACCGGACACTCGCTCGTCCGTGACGCGTACTACTCGCTCAAGGAACACGACGACGAGGCGCGCGACCGCCTCCGGAAATTCGCGCTCCAGACCGAGGACGTCGCGCACGTGTGGCACGAATCGGCGGCGCGCCTCCTGTTCGCGCCGCAGACGACCGGAACAGCGTCGCAGGTCGTCCCGCCGGGCTACCGCCCGGACCTGTACGTGAGCGACCTGTTCCGCGGCCGCCCGTACGTTCAGGCGTGCCGACAGGCGACGATCCCGAACGCGACCCCGTTCACGGTCCCCGTGTTCGGATCGATCACGGGCGGGACGGCCGATCACGTCGAGGGGACGAACCCCTCGGATGGGTCGCTCGCGTTCAACACGAAAACGGTCACGCCTCAGGCGATCTCCGGGAGGATCACCCTCTCGCGGGAGCTCGTCGACTCCTCGAACCCCGCGATCGATGAGATTGCGCTCGCGGAGATGCGCGAGTCATACGCCCGGCAGACCGAGACGAAGGTGTACACGCTCCTCAACTCGACGACGGGCTCCGGCGGAACGATCACGACCGGGTTCGTCCCCTCGGGCGCGCAGGCGTCGACCTACGTCGGATCGTCGGGAACCCCTCCGGCCCTGATCGCGGGGATCCGGAAGGAGCTCGCGCGGTACCCGTTCAACCGGTTCGCGTCGCCGACGGCCGCGCTCATGGGTCAGAACGCGACGACGATCCTCGCGCAGGCGGCGGACTCGACCGGACGGCCGATCTTCCCCTCGATCGGCGCGACGAACTCGGTCGGTATCGGGCGCTCGATGGATCAGGCGTGGATCGTCGACGGGCTCGCGTTCGTCCCCGCGTGGGCGAACACGGGCGTCGCCGCGGGCGACTCACAGATCCACATCCTCGATTCCGCGGACTGTTACGTGTGGGAATCCCCGCTCTTGACGTTCCGGTTCGAGGAGAAACAGGGCCCGGCGAACATCGAGCTCAATGTGTTCGGATACTTCGGGACGCATCTCCTCCGGCCGGTCGGCCTGAGCGGGATCCGGATCACCTGATCGAGGAGGCGAGGAACGATGGCGACACTCGGTTTCACGGCGCCGGGCGTGGCGTTCACGCCCGCGGCCGCCGCAGGCGGCGGGGACACGGTTCCGGGCGGCCCCGGGGTCGGCGGATGGGACACGGCGTATCTCCTGGTCGTCGTCGGCGCGACCCCGACGACGATCACGGTCGATGGCGTCGCGACGGGATCGATCACGTCTCAGTCGATCCTCATCCCGGTCCGGCGGTACAACGGGGCGCCCGTGAACGTGACCTACAACCAGGTCACGGGCGTCACGGTCGCCTGCGTCAAACCGGCGAACGCGTACACGTCGTTCGGGACGTAGGTATGCCGTACGAGAAACACGGAGACGTCGAGGAGTGGGTCCCGGAAGGCGGGATCCCTCCTCGCGATCCGTCCTCGCTCGCGGCGGATACCGTCCCGCCGGCTCCCGAACCTGAGCCCGATCCGGTACCGAAACCCCGGGCGAAGGCGAAGGCGAAGGCGTAGCGCGTGGCCGATTTCGCGACGACCGCGGAGCTCGAGACGTTCATGGGTCTCGGCGCGGGATCCCTGAGCTCGCGCGGCCCCTCGATGCTCGCCCTCGCCTCGGCGACCGTTCGGCGATTCTGCCGACAGGACCTCGAGGCGACGGGCGGGCGTCAGGAATCGTACGCGGGCGATCCGTGGCGCGGGATCATCCAGCTAACTCAGGTCCCCGTGACGGCCGTGAGCGCGATCACGATCAACGCGGTCGCGTTCACGGATTACACGTGGACCCGCTGGGGTCTCGTGACGCGTGATGACGGGCTCACGTGGGACACGGGTCCGATCCTGATCACGTACGACTCGGGCTACGATCCGGCGTCGGATGAGATCGCGGCGGTCAAGGGCGTCGTCCTCGAGGCGGCGGGCCGCGCGATCGGCGGGAACCCGGACACGTTCGGGCTCGAGTCTCAGGAGCTCCGCGGGCCGACGCCCGCGATCTTCCTCACGGATGAGGAGGAGGAGCTCCTGTCCGGGCTCGTCTCGGTCGCGGTCGGATAGGGGGACGGGATGCCGGGAATGTCGACGTTCCTCGCGGGGAAGGTCATCGACCACATACTCCGGAACCAGGCGTACACGCCGCCGACGAACGTGTTCCTCAGTCTCCATACGGCCGACCCCGGACTGACGGGATCGAACGAGGTCACGGGCGGGTCCTACGCGCGTCAGTCGATGACGCTCACGGCCGCCTCGAGCTCCCACACGGACAACTCCGCTCTCCTATCGTTCACGTCGATGCCCGCGGTCGCGGCGCCCGGCGTGATCTACGCGGGCGTATGGGATGCGTCGAGCGCGGGGAACTTCTTCTACGGCGCGCCGCTCACGCCCGCCGCTCAGGTCTCGCTCGCCTGTACCGCGCTCGCGTCCTCGGACGTGATCACGACGCAGGCGACGCACGGGTTCGCGGCGAACGATACGGTCGAATTCGAGGCGGCCCTCGGGACGACGATCCCGACCGGGCTCACGGCCGGGACGCTCTACTACGTGATCTCGACCGGGCTCACGACGACCGCGTTCGAGGTCTCGACGACGCTCGGCGGCGGCGCCGTCAACATCACGGCGGATGGCGGCGCGATCGTGCGGAAGATCGTCGGGAAGGTCGTCAACTCGGGCGATACGTTCCAGGTCGCGATCGGCGATTTCGATCTCACGCTGTTCTAGGAGGACGGGATGGGCGACGGCGGGTTCATAAACCTCCGCGAGGTCTCTCACCCGATCGTCGATGAGTCGGCGATCACGCTCGGGACCGCTCAAAAGGCGTTATGGGCGCCCGCCCTGACGATGATCCCGGCGAACTACTGGCGCCCCGGGCGGACGATCCGCGTGACCGCGTTCGGGAAGGCGACGACGGACGGGACCGCGGGGAACTACGTGTTCGGGGTCGGGTACGGGGCGGGCGACGCGCCGACCCCGACCGTTTCCGGCGCGACGGTCGCGGGGACGGTCTCGCAGACGAACATCTCATGGACCGCCTGGGCGATCATCGAATGTCGCTCGCGCGGCGCGACCGGAACGGTCCGTATGTTCGGCGAATGGCGCCCGGCGGTCGCGCTCCTCGCCTCGACGCTCCAGCCGTACACGTTCCCCTCCTCGGCGCCCGCCGACTCGACGATCGACACGACCGTCGCGACGAACGCGATCACGTTCCAGCTACAACGGTCGGGCGCGGGCGTGTGGACCGCGACGACGACGAACGTCATCCTCGAGGAATTGAACTAGCCCGGCGGTAGCCCGTGGCCGTTACGTGGACGAGCCCGGGGATCGGGTGGGCGTCCGCGACGGACGCGATCACCTACACGTCCGGCACGATCACGCCCGCGGGTGACGGTCAGCTCGTCGTATTCGCGGTCGAGATCGACGGGAACACGGCGACCGATTGGGTCATGACCGACTCCCTCGGCGGGTCCTGGTCGAAGGTCGGCCGGGCCGTGTTCACGACGTCGGCCGATTTCGTCGAGCTATGGGTCCGGATCACGCCGGACAACCTCTCGACATACACGGTCACGTTCTCGCACGCCTCGGGGAACGCGACCGGATCGACGGGCCGGGTCCTCCGCGCCTCGGGGATCACGGCGTACGGGCTCGCCGCGATCCGGAAGGGCGCCGGAGACGTCCTCCAGGTCGTCAACGTCGACAACGGCGCGGCCGCGGGGACGCCCGCCGCGACACTCCCGGAGGCGATCCGGGCGTCGTCCGGCGCGCTCATGCTCGTCGGGAACGCGGCGAACCCGCCCGGCATCACGTCGCCCGCCGCGGCCGGATGGTCGAGGGTCGTCGACGCCGGACATAACACGCCGGTCCGCGGGCTCGACGTGATGCGCCTCAATGGGGACACGGGCGGCGGATCCGCGACCGTGACGTGTGGGTCGACCTCGGCGACGTCCTGGGGTGCGCTCCTCGTCGAATTCGACGGGACCTACGTCAACTACGCGCCGCCTCGGATCCCGCGCCGGATCGCGCCCGGGCGACCGTTCCTCCCGGCCCGTCCCCTCGACACGAGCGCGGCCGCCGCGGCGCCGATCGTCACGGGCGTCATCGACGCGAGGAGCTCCGGCCGCGCGGAGGTCGTCCCGTCCCTCGCGGTACAGGGCCGGATCGACGGCCGCGATCAGGGCCGCGCGGAGGTCGCGGCGAAGGTCACGACGTCCGGGATCGTCGACGCGAGGAGCTCCGGCCGCGCCGAGGTCCGCGGCCTGGTCCTCGTTCAGGGCCGGATCGACGCGCGATCGATGGGGCGCGCGGAGGCGGTCGGCGCGATCTCGGGGACGATCGTCACGGGCGTCATCGATGCGCGCTCGAGCTCGAGAGCGGAGATCCGGGCCCTCCTCGTCATCCCGGCGCGGGCCGATTCCCGATCGGCGGCCCGAGGCGAGCTCGTCGCCGCGCTCGTCGTGATCGGGCGGACCGATCAACGCTCGAGGGGTCGGGCCGATGCGGTCGGGACGGTCACGACCGCGGGGACGGTCACGGGCCGCGCGGATGGCCGCTCGAGCTCCGCCGGCTCCCTGATCGGCGCCGTCCGCGGCCCTCTTATCATCACGTATGAGGGGATCCGGCTCGGCGGGGTAGGCGGGCCGTCGAGTGTGGAGGGCGCGGAAGGACCCGCCTCCGGCGCCGCGCCCTCCGGATCCCCCGTCCTCGAGTCGGTCGAGGGCGCGACCTCAGGCGCCGCGCCCTCCGGCGCCGCGCTCACGGAGGGACAGGAGGGCCCGAAGGCGGGCGCCGCGCCCTCGGGGTCCCCGCTCATTGAGAGTCAATAGCGCGGATGGCATGATGCGGGCGAATGACGCTATTCCGACCGGGCTCGCTCGAGAAAACCCAGGCGGCGCTCCGCGCCGCGGGCCGGAAACTCGACGCGGCGGCGCCCTCGGCCGAGGCGGCGGGCGCGAAGATCGTCGCCCGGAACATGGCCGCACGCGCGCCGGTCAGGACGGGCCACCTACGAGGGTCGATCCGCGCGGAGGGTTCCTCCGCGGTGGCCGACGCCTCCTACGCGATCCCGGTCGACCGCGGACACGGAACGGTCCCCGCGAGCCTGTACGCCGAGGAGGGCGCGGACGCATCACGAGGGGGGATCACGGCGGAGATGGCCGCGATCTTCCGGACAGCCTTAGGAGGGCGATGAGATGACGAAATATCGCGGGTTCCGCGCGGTCATGAAACGGAACACGACCGGCTCGACCTACGTCACGGTCGGTCAGGTCCTCGAGATCGGGGACGTCGGATCGACGCGGGCCCTGATCGACGTGACCGCCTACGGGGACGCCTGGGCGGACTACCTGGGCGGGATCCAGGACGGGACCGAGATCACGCTCCGGGTCGCGTTCGATCCGAACGATACGCAACACGCCGCCATGAAGGCGGACTACGACGCGGGGACGACGAAGAACTATCAGCTCCAGCAACCGGATATCACGCCGAACACGACGGCGGCGTTCCAATTCCCCGCGATCATCACCGGGTTCCTCGTCCGCCCTCCGATGGATGGCGCGTGGGAGTCGGAGATG